ATCATCGTGCTTTATACTGCCCTTCACTGGTGTGATATTGCAGAATTGAGACATTATCTTCCCAAGCATAAAGTTTTTATCCACGACCAGCTTATGTTGGTTAAGGACAGGCTCAAGGATACTGATGATTCGCTTCTCCTTTTGGGTGTAATTTTTAATTGGAACGATAGGCACATTGATATTAGGTTGTAATAGATTTATAAGTAGGTCGTCGCCGAAGTTTGTCTCGACTAATATTTCATTAACACTATACTTATCGGCTACTTTCTTAATATCATTTACTCTTGATCCTGAGAATCCATCCCAATGTCCTTGCTCCAGTACAAATATAAAGCCATTCTTGGTGGCTAGTACACAGTATGCGAAGTCATCCTTACCACTACCAGCAGGGTCTAGTGCTAGTATCCTCTTTAGATAAGGCACTTTGTAGCCAATATACTTCCCAAATGTAGCCTTGTCTCTAGCCTTTGCCTCTGCAACGTGGTAGTTAATCTGTCGCTTGGTGGGTTTGTATTCCTCGTAACAGAAGTTGGGGTCAAGCACATTCTCCATTACTATCAGGTCAGAGATCTTCAATGGGAATTTGTCTTCGTCAGCCAAA